GGCGGAAACCCGCGCCGCTCCCCCGGGTACCTGGGAGGACCCAGAAACCCCTAAAAACCTCGTCTTTTTGCCGCTTTTTTGCATCGTTCCCCACTTTTGCACTAGGTAAAACACTGGGTTTTTGTATTCCCAATTTTGCCAAACGTCGCCCCCTAGGGGGCCGTCTCCACCCACCCTATACGTACCTTTTAACCCACTGCTTCCGCGTAGGCTTCCAGTGCGGTTTTGTCATCGCCGTGAATCCATATTAGGCCGTCCTTAGGAGCTGCGGGATAAGTGTTTGTTTCGCCGCTTTGAGCGACAGTGAACGAGCCCCAGTAGACGCCTGGGGTGTCCACGTCTGCCGATTGGAAATCGTAGCTGACAATTCCACTGGCTGCTGTGATAACAGTGGCCGCCGCGTTGCTGACCTTTACCGCACCCGTTGCGGCGTTGACCATGCTGAACGTCACAGACAAGCCCGTGAGGTCTTTTGGCACGATCACGTTGCTGGTGTTCTTCGCCTGCAGAATTGCCGAATAGGTCGTTGCTGTGTCGCCTACGCGTCGTTCATGTGGTGGGTTTGCAGTGCTCATCGTGTGGTCCCTGTCAGCGTGTATCGCTGCCCTGAAGTGCCCGTCAATCGTGTTTCGTCTGCAGATGTGGCGGTGAGTAATGCTCGCCCTGAGCTGGTGCCGATCAATCGATGGCGCCGAGTTTGTTCAGCGACAACAACGACAGTCCCGGAGTTCGCCAACGCCCACCCCGCAAACACCCGACCCTGAAACACCCGCCCACGCATTATCCATCTGCCGACACTCATCCCTCACCTCACGTTTTCGCGAATGCTTTCGGGTACAATCGCCGATCTACAGCGATGTCAAGCCAGTTAGTTGCCCACCAACGAAAACCAGACTGAAACCGAAAAATGAATGTGGCTGGCGTGTAAATCGTTTTGATCTCTTGCCGCCCGCAATACTCTTCACCGCCACCATTCCATCGCAAAGACACCGTCTGAGCGTTCGCCCAGTTGTTCACCCAAGCCCGCTTGCCGCGCCAAATCACTCGCTCCCCGAGCACCTCGCGCCGCAAAAATGTCACGCCAACCCACACCGCGTAAAGCGTGTACACGCATACCCAAAACGCCCGCTGCATCTTTCGTTGCAGCGTGTCTTCAGCGTTTCGCGATCTGGCGATTTGCCCTCTAATCGTTTGTCGCAAACATTGCACCACGCCCATCGCCAACCTCCTCACGTTTTCGCAAATGCCGCGGTCCCACGATTGCCCACCGAATCCAGCCCCGCAAAGGTGACGGTATACGTGCTGCCGGAAAACGTGATCGTGTACGTCTCCCCGGCCGTCGCTGCGGTGCTGCAGGTGCCCGCCAAGATGCTCAGCAGATAGCGCTGATTATCCAGCGTCCCAAGGCCGGACTGAACTTCCGCCACAGCATCCGCGGCCAGTGCGTTCGCGTCGATTGCATCCTCCGCAAAGTCCGCCGCCGTAATCACCTGCGGCTGCAGCTCGTGAATGTCTGCCGCGACGTGATTGGAGCCTGTCACCTGCACAGTTCGTTGATTGAAATTTGCCGCGATCAACACGCCGTCCAGATAACCCATGCGGTCCCGCGTGATTGAGTCCGCGTCCGGTGTTTCGGTCGCTGGATAAGTGCCGGTTGCTGACAGCGTGCGTACCCACCATTGACACAGCAGCGTTCCCGCCGTATTTGTCCCGATTAGCCGATATAGCCCCGGTGTCAAGTTGCTGAACGCAGCCGTGTATACGCCCGTGGCGTTTGTCCGTGCCGTTGCGGTTGCGGTTGCAACCACCGTATCCGACCCAGCCGCGAACAGCCGTGCGGTCACTGTCTGGCCTGCAGGTGCGCCGAATTCAACTGTTTGCGTCGCCATCACGTCACCTCAGCAGGAGGGGCTTTCCAGATGTCTTTCAGTTCGCCGATCACAATCGTATTGCCGTTATGAATGGTCACAGCAAACGCTGTCGATTGATACTGCGTCGGCAGTGCCCCGGGATACGCAGCGTTGATAAACTCTCTCAGGGCTTGCGAGTCCTGCAGCATGTCAAGAGCCACACTTTGCGGTATGGCATTTATTATCTGTTGCATCTCTGCGGTCGTGTGCCTGCTGCCTTTTGGTGGCCACTGCACACCCCAGAAATCCTCAAAGGCTCCCTTGTATCCTTCGAGGATTGACGCCTGCAATTGATTTGCCCTGAGCACCTTATTGCGTGCCCACTCACGAGCGTCAAAGGTCTCTTCGGGGACTGGGTATCCGATTGATGGCGTTCCTGTGCTCATGCGATTAGTCCGAGTTCCTGTAGCCTGTCGATGATGGTATTGATTGCCGTGCGTGCTTCGGCGTCAATCGTGCCGCCGCCTGTTGGATCTGCGATTGTATCCGGCCGGTCTACTGGCGTCGCCCCGTAGAATCCGAGCAGGCTTGTGGCTGCCCCGCCAATTCGCAGCCCGCGTAGCGTTCCGCCTGCACTGCCTGCTGTCACCTCAATGGTGCAGACATTCGTTGCCCACGCGATGTTCAGCCGCTCGAATGATGTCGTCGAGGTGAACGTGTTATAGAGGCGATAGATCTGAGCATTTACTCCATTTCGCTGCCCGATGATATTTGCGGCGTCCTCACGCCACTGTGTCACCATTGTGCTGTTATACGTATTACCCCAACCAATTGCACCATCTAGACTTGAACCAAAAATCGCTGGCGAGACAACATGCAATCCGGCAGCACTTAGTCGCACTACAGGATTGTTGCCATCGGTAAACGTCCATCCGTTGCTGGTATGCCACATGCCGTAGACGATGCCGTCGGCCAGCCGTAACGTCGGCACATTTTGGTTACCGCCAGTAATTCGCACCACGCCAGTAAACGTCTTGTCTCCTGCAATTGTTTGCGTGCCCGTCGTCACAACACCCCGAGCCGTCGCTGACGCATTCGGGATGTTCAGCGTGTGCACACCAGCCGCCGACACAAACGCAACGTCAGTCCCGCTGGTGCCGACCGCAAACGTCTGCGTCGCGTCCGTCAGCCCATTGAGCGATGAAATACCAGCCGAGACAGTAGCCCACGTACCATCCCCGCGAAGGTATGTTGATGCCGACGGCGTGCCTGTGCCGAGAATTGCGAAAATCTCGGTGTTGGTCAGTGCCTCAGCCGATCCCGTGCCCGCATCGTCACGGCCAAGGATGCGAGCCGTCGGGACGTCGATCACTGCGGTGAATGGAAAAGCCGTGATGCCCACTTATCGAGTCCTCAGAAGGTCTTTGAGTCGTCTTCTTGCCCCGGCAATCAATCCAATCGTCTCATCGATTTGCTGCCGCTTGTAGCTCATTGCAGATGCAGGGCTGGCAGGTGCACTGCTCACACTCACATACTCGCCGCCGGGGGCTGGTGCTGGCCAGGGATCGGCTTTCTTGCCCGTGCCAAGAATGCAGTCCGCCAACGCACCCATCCGAGCCTGCAGCTCCGCAATCGCAGCGTCCACAACATCGCCCTGTTGAACCAATGCGTCCCATTGAAGCGAACACTTCGGAGGAATATCCGATCCCGGTTCCGGATCGTCCGCCGCTGGTGTCGATGCGGTACGTGTGGCCTGATTTTGTGGCAAACTCTGCCCCTGTACTGCCTGTGTCATGTGCTCTTTCGCCCCGTTGTACGAACTGCAAAAACTCAACCTGTCCCGCTGCAAAATTGGCGAACGCCGCCAGTTGCAGGACTCCTGCTCCAATTGCTGCACGTCCTACCCATCGATGCCAAGGTTTCTGCGCGATCTCCCACGCGACAGCACCGAGCAGCCACGCGCAGAGTCCGACAGTGATTGCCAGTGCAGCTTGTGTCTCGATTGGTAAGGTCGTCATTGTTGAAACACCGTCCACGATAAAACGAATCCGACTGCGATTATCACAATCGCTGCAGCCGACGCGATTACCGGCCAAACGAGAGCCGGGCCGATGTATTTCAAGAGTTGCTCGACAGCATCACCAGACGCGCGAAAACGACTGTTACCGAGGTTGCCCTCGATCTCGGAATCCTTGTCGCTGTCTGGTGGTTCTGTCATTGTAGCAGGTCAAATGCTAATGATGAAAAGATGCCTGGCTGGCCTCTGCAGAGTTTGGCGGTGGAGGCTCGCCGCCAGCCAGGCGGGCGAAGGGATTAGGCTCCCGGAGGAGGGGCAAACGATGCCGTTGGCACCGCAGTTGCCCCGCTTGTCGGCGGGACCGGGCCAGCGTCCGGATACGCTCCAAGTGCTGGAAGGTAACTGATTGGAATACCATCGGTCAACGGCTGCAAAGCGTCCTCCGTCGGCCAGCGAGTAACGTCCGGCATTGAGTCAATCAACTCGGTCTGAGTGAAGATTGAACCGGGGTTGTACGCGGTCAACTGAGCGTCGGTCAGCGTGAAATCCGGCTTGCTCGCGTCTGCCACCGGGATGCTCAACAGCGTCGTGGCCATGTCTCGATAAATCATCTGCAGATACTGACCAATCTGCCCTGAAAACGTCACTGAAAACTGAAGCGGTCGTGCGTTTTCCTGATGCTGCATTGCCTCCGTCAACGCCAAGAGTCCGAGGTTGCACCAGCGCTTCATGAACTGGTTGCGGACGTTGAAATACGGCACTGGGTACACCAAGTGCTCTTCCGGTGCCGGAATCGCGTGAGCCGGTTCCATGAACGTGACATTTGCCGGAACTGCATTTGCGGCCAGCAAAGCCCGTGCTCGCACACAAAGGCGATGAACCCGCGTGATCGTGTTGATGCTTGGAGGCGTCCGGAGGCGGCTGTCTGCGTGCCACATAACCGCGCAGAGATTGCGACCCACGATCTGCACCAAGTCGCGGATGGCTGAGTTTTGCGACTTCCGGTTTTGATCCTTTCCCCAATTGGGCACGGCCAGCCCGTACTGCTGCCACTCGCCCACGTTGTACCAAAGGAATCCGTCTGTGTTGCCTGGCATACTAACCTGCTTTCTGTTGTGGTGAAATGAATTGCTCCATCATGTGATTGAGCGCCCCTATCATGGCCTCCGAACCCGGGTATTTTTTGACGTACGCCGAGGATGCAAAAGCCCATGCCTCCCGATGTGTGTCCCGTTCCACTGGCACATACTGATTCGATGTGACTACCTGTGCAGGTGGCGGTATTGTGTCGCTGTTTATTACGACCGGCCGTTCAACGATTGTCTGTCGTTGCGGTTGCTGCTGTTGCATCGCCTGGCGTCGCTTCCGCAGCATCTGAAACACTGTACCGGCAACGCCAATTGCTCCGGCCGGAATAGCGAATTGCGGGGCGAGCAAAGTCAATGCCGCGGCCCCGAGCTTAGACCAATCCGCGCCAACGCCAGCGCCTGCTGAGTGCCCGGCAGCAGGTATCGCCAGCGTCGGCAGCGGAGGGGGCTTAGGCGTTTCCACCTGCCGCGGGATGTCAGTCGCAGCAGGGGCTTTGGGCGATGACGCAACGCCCGCAGCTTGTTGTTTCAATTGCTCTCGCAGTTGCTCGCGGAGCTTGTCAATTTGCAGGCGAAGATCGGTGATCTCAGGCAGCATTGGAGCGACCGGCGGGGCTGGAGTGACAGGGCGTGCAGGTCCCTCAGTCCCACCTCTGGGAGCCTGCCCCGCCCTGTCGACGTCCAGATTCAGACGTTCGAGAAATGCCTGCCAATTGCCGTCATAGCCGCTAAACGACTGGTGATGAATGCCGTTGTGAAAGACAATGAATCCGGGCAGTGATGCAATGGCAAACCGTCGGGCAAACCGCTGTTCCGATGGTTTGTCCCACTCCACCGATTTGACCGCGAATGATGACTCCAGCTGATTGCGGAATTGATCGATGGTGTGGTAATCGTTGCGGAATCGATTGCACGGAGCACACCAGGGGGCATGGACGACGTAGAGCGACCAGCCGGGAGGAACTCCGGGTGTCGGTTGCTGTGCGAATGCAGCTGCTGTAAGCAGCATCCATGCCAGTGCTGGCTTCATCGCGGCCCCCACGGCTGCTTTGTTTTGGTCGCGTGCCCAGCTTCCACCATCCGCTCTGACACGCTGCGTGTCGCGTCGTCAGCCAGCCACACTTTGCCGAGGACTCGCCCCATGCTCGTGACGTCGCCGATGTCGTCACCAGTGCGGGGGATGTGCAGTTTGCACGACGGCGATTTGCTCACCATCTGCCGCAGGTATTCACGGGAGGCGTTGCCAGCTGCCTTTGCTGCGGCCTGTTCTGCTGCGGGTACCCTGCGATCCGTCATCACCTCAGGTGCCCAGCAGTCAATCAGGCGGACTCTCGCGCGAGTCGTAATCTCGACCGTCACCGTGTCGCCGTCGTGCACCTCCACGACTCGCCCGGGGAGCGTGAGCCCTTCTGGTGGTGCTGTCTCAACCGGTGCTGGAATGGCGATTGCCAGCGCGGTCAGGATGCCGAAAATTGCCAGCTCAATCTGCCTCATCGACACTCCTTCCAGCTCCACCATGCCCAGGCGTAGAGACGGACGGCGGCCCACATTGCAGTTCGCCGCCAATATGCGACGCCGTAGAGTTCGAGTAGGACGAGCAGAACCGCGTCGGCCAAACGCCGATCAGCCCACAGTGTGCTTTGTTCGCACAGCCGGTCATGCCAGAATGACGCCCACCGAAACTGCTCTTCGAGCGGGTGACCGATGATGCTCCACATGAATCGTGGAATGCTCGCACCGTCCCAGCTGTCACCAGCTTTTTCTTCGCGGATCAGCTCCATCCCGGGGACGACTTCCGCGGACAGCACAACATCACGAGTGAACGTCAGCCGGTCGCCATGCAGACACACCGGCATCGCGGATGCGTGGGTGATCCAGTCGGTGTCTGTGATGTGTGACAGGTCGTTTTGTTTCATGAAAAAACCGGCGGCGGGAATCAACCTCAGACCAAAGGACTCGACCGCCGCCGGTCGACCGTTTTACCGGGTGGTTGAGTGGATTGGCATTTCGGTTTGTGTGTCGATGGTTCGGCTGGTCAGCAGGTCGTTGGCTCGGTCGTTCATTGCGGTCGTTCACTTGATGGTCTGAGCGTAGTAATTCGCGGATAGTTTGCAATATCGATCAGGCAGAATTTATGGGCCGTGAATTTATTTGAAATTATATTCACATAAATCAGGGAGGCCGGTTGCCCACTGCCATCCCGCCAGCGGTTCAGCGAACGGGCTGTCTGTGCTTGGGGTCAGTTGCCCAGTGCCTCGCCCAATGCGGTGAATTTGCGCCAGGCGTGATTGAGCAGCCTCAGCCGAGTCTGGGTCCAGCTTTGCCAGTCGGATTGCCTCAGCAACGGCGTGGCGAAGGTACAGGAACGCCGGATCGTCCAGTCTGCGGTGCCAGTGCGGGCTGATGTGCGGCATCAGCAGCCATTGCCCCCAGCAGGGCCGGTCGGGGACTGAGATGGTGGTGAGGTGAGCCGAGACAAATGTGAGCAGCGGCGGGGTGTGCGCTTCACTGGTTGCGTTTTCGAGGGTCATTTTTGTGGCTTTCACTAGGAAAAAGACTGATTTTTTGAATCCAGTTGCGCGATTGCGCGATTTCGGCAGAAAGATATACCCTCTCACGAGTCTCTCACACACCCCCTCTGTCTGTATGTGTATGTGTATGGGGTTGTGTGGTGTCGTGTGTATATGGCCCGCCGCTAGGCGCAACAGCGCAACAACTAACAACTAACTAACTACTAACTAACTACTAACTAAGGACTTACGCAATGGTTAGTGGTATTGCGCGAGGCCAAAACCGCCGCGCACGGTAGCGCTTCAAAACGGCTTCCAGCCATCGAAAGGGTTTTGTGTGGATTGCTCATCCTGCGCAGAAGTCTTGAGTTCGCTAAGTTTCGAGAACCGAGATTTTGGAATGGCGATGAACCGGAGGGCCGTTTTGGAATGCGGGGTCCGCTTCACGACGCGATCCACTCCGGTGATTCTCGTGAGGATCTGGTCGATTCGCTTTCCACGCCAGTCAGGCGTGAGCAGGTAGCGAAGAGCGAGGTTTTTGTTGATCAGGACGTTCGGGCCATCCACCAGCACGCCAACAGCCTCCAATGCTTCCTCAGCGGTGTTGTTGGTGAGCGTCTCGCCCACGGCCGTCATGAGTGGCATTTTGACGCCACCGGGAAGGCTGACCTGAGCCAGCATCAGCTCTTGCAGCAGGGTCTCCGCGTCGCTCTCCACCTGATCAGACTCGGAGATGCCCGCCAAAGCTCGCAGGAAGAGCGCCAACGCTTCCGATTCGCTCATCCCGATGGATGTGGCGTACATACTCACAGGTACCGCGTAGGACTCGCAGACGCGGCCGTGGATTGCCTCCGGCCTGTTGCTGAGCAAGTGGTCGGCAATCTCCCGGGCTCGACGGACGTTGCAGATTGCCGAAGCGGCGAGCCGGCGGCCCATCGCGGTCAACTCCTCTTCAGCTGGGATGTCGATTCGCTGATTGGTCTTCTGCAACTCGATCACAATGAAGCGGGACGAATCAGCTTCGGTCAACAACCCTGATTCGATCGACGCACACCAGAAAATGTGTTGGAGCCGGAACGCGAGGTGTCCCTGTTGCCCAGCTGTGCCGCGGAAAACTTCATCACCGCGGCCGCTGCTCCGGATCATCTCGAAGATCTCGGGGCGGTGTTTGTTTTTCTCCATCTCATCGCAAAGAGCAATCCGTCCCGAATGTCGCAAGGCCTGGCGGATCCCAGCGGCTGAGGACTGCGAAGAGTTTGCCTCGAGCGCCCCAAAAATCTTGGCCAACGCGTGCATCATCGTGGTTTTTCCAGCGTAAGCTTGGCCGATGAGAAACACCTGCGGACGCCAACGCCAGAGCGTTTGGACGAACGAGGCCAACACCAGCCCGGTCAAAATCTCCGGGAATGCAGAGTCTTCCGAGCGGTAACGCCAACGCGAAAACAGCTCCTGCAAACGAAACACGTCGTCCACGTGCAGTCGCCCCGGCTGAGCCCCAACGCTGCAGATTTGCTGCTGCAGTTGTTCCATGTCGATCCATTCGCAGCGGTCGCCAACATCGTAAGCCTCGTTGCGGAACACCGGATTTGCGGTCAAAGTCATCAGTGGATTGCCGTTGAGGACTCCGAGTTGTCGGCTCGAAACAATGACGAGGTGCCCACCCGACTCCCAGACGCCAACGCCGCGTTTCTCGTGGACTGCTGAGGTTTGAGCCGCCAGACTGGCCATCGCCAGTTTGATCTGACTGAGCGTGAATGGAGCCGCGGTCTCCGCCCCGGGCCGCTGCACCATCTGGATGATCCGCTGCCCACCGGCGAGGACGAGCTGTTCGTATTTGATGCCGCTTGGGTCTTTGAATCGGGTGAATTTGCGGGTGGTCTCACTGAAAATTTCGATGTGTCCGGATTGGTCATCGGCCGCGCAGTAAATGATTCCGCACTGCTCTAGGATCCCGCGATGGTGCCGCATATGGTCCGGCTCCGCCACGGGATCCGGATCCGCAGCTGCAGCCTCGACCGCCGCCAGTGCCTCAGCATCGCTGACAGCGAACCGCTGCATTGGGTCATAGCCATCCCGCAGGGCCTTGCCGCGTTCCCCGGGGGCTTCGCTGGCGGATTGGAGTTTGTGCAGAATTTCACGGTCGCTCCACGGTGGTGAGCAGGTGTCGGACCACTCCGCGAAAAGCGGCGTCGCGTCTTCGATGGACAAGCTGAAGTCGATCACGAGCACACAAGCCACGTGAAAAGCGCGGTCGTGTCCTGACTCACCAGAGACTGCGGGCGGGATCTTTGAGATGTAGGCACGGGCCCGGTCGATCACCGATTTTCGAGGGCGATTGCCGGTGGTCGGCTTCGCCTGCTTCGGGGACCGCTTCGGCTCTTCGGGTGCTTCGGCGGCGAGTGCCTCAACTTTGTTCCAACTTAACACGTGAATGGTGTCAGGGACTCGCACAATCTCCGCGGTGCGGTGCGGTCGGTTTTCGGAGTGGTCGCCTTTGCGTGCCACCGTCCCGTAGAGTTTGCAGATGCGGGCCGCATTGAAAACTTTAGTGTCGATCTGGACCGCGGCGGTGGAGAATTTTTTATGGAGTGCAGTCAGGGCCAGCTTGATGCTGTTCCGTGATGCTTCATTTTCGGGGACGTCGATTCGGTAGTGAAGGTGCCAGCCGTTGCCGCTGCTGCAGATGATGGGCTGCGGCCATGCTTGCGAGTTGAGATAGCGAGCCACTTCCGCAGCTGTATGCTTCGCGGCCTCATGCTCCTCAGGTGAGGACGATATTCCGGCCGGTCGCTTTGGGTCGCAGTCGATGAAAAGCCATTTCCTGCGCGTGATGTCCGCGTCGGTAACGGTGGAGTCGATTCGTTCCTGGAAGCGGTTGCTGGCCCTCAGCATCAGGTCACGGGAAAACTGATTGAGGACAAAATAAATGCCCGTGTTTCGCGGGTTGTGAGCGTAGGCGGCCAGCATTCCAGCCGCACGGCCAAAGTCGTCGAAGTAACCGCAATCCGTGCGGGACTTGCTGCCGTATGCGTTGAGGATGCGAATCTCTGCGGGGTCGTCTCCGCAGAAGATTTCAAGGGTCCGGCGGACTTCGGCTGGGTTGTAAACGCCGGGTGGTATCGGGGCCGGTGCGGTCGGTGCGGTGCTCATATGGATTCCGTTCGGTGCTGTTTAATGGTCTGAAAACGGTCGGGGATGAAAACGAAAAACCCCGCCGACAGCGGTGCGAGCGCTGCCGACGGGGTCGCCTTACCGGGCGTTATGCCGGTGGTGTCAGTGGTGGTCTGTGACGCTCGCCGATGCCTCGCACGCAGCGGAGATGTCAGTGTGTTATGTCGTCAAGATTAGAACAGTAGGCGTTGCCTTAGTCGGGATATCGCTGCTCTCGAAACTGGCACTCCGTCATCAGAACGTGACGGCCGTCGTCCAGCCTGATAATGCCGATAAACGGCTCTGTGATGTCGTCACGTACAACCATGCCGCCGATTTGGTGCTGAGTGCACCAATAAAAGTAGACGTCTACTTTGCGCCCAAGCAGTGACCCTTGCTCTGGAAATTTCAGTGCGTCAACATGTGGCGATGTGCCCATTTTAGCCTCCGTTTAAGTGTCAAGATCAGTCTGCTCGCGACTCCAGCCACGCTTCAAACGCTTCCTCAACTTCCTCAAGCGATACGATCAACTCCCAGTCCTCGCCGTATTTTTTTGCAGCCCATCCAGCCATCCTGCAGTACCACGCATTTCGCTCTGTCTGAGATGCTCTCTGCTGATCTGCCTGCTTGTGACAAGCCTCGCACAATACCTCCAAATCCTGTTCGCGCTCATGACCGATCGTTCTGTAATGCTTATGATGCAACTCCAGTTTGTCTGTAATAAGAAAACATCGCTCACAACCTCCGGCATCGGCAATCATTTGCTTGCGTAATTGTTTCCACGATGACGATTTGAGCCGCTCGCGATATTCTCGACTGTGGTACAACGTCACGCCGTCGGATTCGTGGTAGGGGGTCATCGGTCTGTTTGTCTTTCAAATTGCCGAGACTCACGTCGGAAACAGCTGCACTGTCTGCTGATGCCCGCATTGGCACACAACATCCTGTCGTCGGTATTGTTTTGGCCTGTCCACGTCGAACTGCCGCAGTGTCTTGCAGCCATCACACATATAGGTAATGACTTTTTGGCCGCGACAGATGGCAGCTATACAGCACACCGGCAACTCTCGCATTGGCACGGCAGGGATTGAGACTATTGGAGCACCGGATTCGTGGTAGGGGGTCATTGCAAAAACCTCCGCACAATCTGCCCCACATCGTCCGCCAGCGCTGCTGGACAAACGCCAAGGGAATCCGCCTCACATAGCACGTCGGGTCCTGTTATTTTGCGGAGACGATCAAAAGCGTCGTGTAGGCGCAGGAACTCCGCGGCTGCACGGGCAAGGATTGGCCGCTCGTCTTCTGGTAACGCCGCAAGTAGTTCGCGGGTGAATTCGATTTGATCGGGGGTCATTGCTGCCCCTCCTGCTGCTCACTGAGCAACTTCCGCAATTGCATCAATCGGTCATGAGCGGCAATCACCAGCTCTAATAATTCATCACGCGGGGTCATCTGCTCACCTTATCATAAAGTGTGATCCGCCAGTCAAGCCAATGGCCACGCTGCACACCGTATCGTAGGACTTTCAGCAGCCGATCGATCGTTCGATTGCCTGGCCGGAGCTTGCTCCAGATACCGCAGCCATCGACACGCGAAATTGTTAGTATGATAACGTTGATTTTTGGGGGCTTTACGCTCACCGTTTCCCCTCCGGTATGTAGTTTCGCCCAAACTCGCCCTCAGCCGTCCGCACGGAATGCAGACAGATGTTTAGCTGCTGTGCCAGACTGTACGATAGCGGCTCGCACTGCTCCTTAAGCCGCTGGAGTTGCTCGCGAATGAGAAACAACTCACGCAATGCGTGTGCTCGCGTTGCCTGCGTTTTCATGTTGTTGTCACCTCCGGTCGATACCCCAATTGCGCCAGAATTCGCTCTGCAGCGACTGCGGCCTGCTCCTGCGTAACGCAGGGCAATAGCATCGTCTGTTGCTCTGCGCCGTGCTCGCATCGGTGGTGAATCACCGGCACGAATGGCGTGTTGTACTCCGCAAGCGATTGATACCGATCAACGCGGTAACTGGCCTGCCATCGCTTGCCGTTCTTGATTTTTGACCACTCGCCGGAGGTCGGTCCGATTTGCTGAGCACTCATAGAGATTGGTCTCCCATTGAATCATATTTGCCATAACTCATCGCCTACTATCACTGTCTCCGCCAGTTCGCGTTGCTTCATCCACCAGAAGCGTTCCAGCAGTCGGAAGCATGTCGCCTCAGCCATCGGACGCGATTCGCAGAACCACCAGTGCACGCCGGGAAATTGCACCTGCCATTGTACCACGGTGCGGAAAATCGACTTTGCCCGCGCCCCGTGTTCGTGAGCATCGTCCAGGATGTCCCGCCACGGATGCTCGACGATCACCGCAGCATATTCACAGCCTTCGGACAGTCGCCGGATCTCGCCCTCAAATTCAGTGCGGCGTTGAGCAAGCGACGATGGAAGATCATCGCCCTTTCGCTCAATCTGAATCAGGTCTTCCATGCCGCGGATTGAGTAGTCGCCCAGCCCCTGAGTGTACAGCGGAACTCGTTCGGTGCGGACATCGATCACTCGCCCATCGCGGTCGGTGAGTGAGTCAAAGCGGAAGGGCAGCGTCTCGTTGACGTCTACGGCGATCGTAAAGGGACAGACGCCAATCCCAGCACACTCGCCGTCATCGGGGACGGCTTTCAGCGTCGCGATCCAGTAGGCCGGCGGGTTGTCATCACGCAGGCTGATTCCCTGATGTGCCAGATGCAATCGGAACTTGTTGAGGAACGATTTGCCGACGCCATCGACAGCCAAGATCTCCACCGCACGAATGCGGCGGAAGTCGGTCAGGTCGCGGATTTGGAAACGCTCAAACACCCGGCGGCAGATGATGGTCTTGAGGTTCATTTCTTGCCGTCTTTCATCGCTCTGCAGGTCCGAGGTATTCGATGAGGTCGTGTTGATGCTGCAGTCCCGGACGCAACCACCATCCGTCATTATCCCACAAGGACGCGCAGTTGAGACTATCGCGGCCAAACCACTGGAAATGGGCTGCAGGATGCCACCGCTCTTCCACCGTTGCAATCCCACCGCCGCGTTCACGCCACCGCCCGGGCTTTACTTGAATGCTCATTTCTTCACCTCCTTCTTTTCTGGCACTCCCTCAGTCATCGGCATAATCACCGCGGTGAAATCTGCCGCCAGATTTCGCAGCAGAATCGCCCCGCCGTCTTCTTCTGGCACGTGCATTTCGGCGATGTCGTCAGCGGGCATCGCGGCCAGTGCCTGGGTCAAATACTGAGCTTTCAGTGTCGTCTCAAAATGCTCCACGGGATGCGGCAGCGGGCAGTCGACGGTTGCGTTACCTTCTTCCGACTCGATTGAAATCGTCACGGTCCCGCCTTCGCTGTTGTTGCTGAATGCGAGCCTCGCTGTGTCGTTCTCTTTGTCCACAGTGGCGGCGGCGGCCTTGATGCTTTTCATGAAAGCAGTGGTTGGCAACTCAATCACCTGCGTACACTTCGGAATCACCTTTCGCCATGCCGGAAACCTGCCTTCGGTCAGTCGGCACTGAATCGAAACTCCGAGCCCCTCAGCGGTCAGCGTCGAAGCGTCCGCACGCAGCTTGACGGTCGGGCTGTCCTTCGCGATTTTCGCCAACAGCTTCGCACCGGTGGCGGAGAGCAGCACGTTTTTCCAGCGGGTGTCTACATGCTGCTCAATGCTCTCGCTATCCACTTCGCCGGTCGCTTCGAGCCATTCTGCGGGAAGCTCGTTCAACGCCAGCCGTCGCCCGTCAGTTGCCACCAATTGCAGGCGATCGTCACCGCCATTGTACGCCAGCAAAATGCTGCCGAGAGCGTATCGCGTTGCTTGGGGATCAATCGCGGGCAGGACTCGCTGGATTGCCCGCTGCAGCAGTGCACCATCTACGCTCACGTCATAGCCCAGCTGGTCGCTGATGGAAGACGGCGGGAATTCGGACGGATCCGCGGTCTGCAGGCGGAACCGAGCCATCCCGCTTGAGACTGTCACGCGGCGGCCCCCGTCGTGCGGGTCGATCAGCAGCTCCACGTCAGTCACCGGCGGCAGTTCGTGGATGATCGAGCCGAGGACTGGCGGAAGTAAGATCTGGTCGATGCCCTCGCCGTGAACGGTGGTGTGTCGCAAGTCACAAAAGACTGTCATGTCGCCATCAGTTGCCGCAAGTCTGGCGGTGTGCTTTGCGTCTTCAGTGTCGCTGTATCGACGCCTGAGCGTCAGCAGGACGTTATTCAGGACTGGTTTGTTTTTGTTTGACGACGTCGCCGAAAACGCGATGCCGAGGCAAAACTTAAGGTCGGCGATTGGGAGACGAATGAGCATGGTCCGAGGTCCTTGAAGGTCTGGTAAACGGTCTGAGAATGCCCGTCTCTCCGGGCTGTCATCAAATCGTAGCGCCTGCAGCAATCGCCTGCGCAATTGCCATCGCGTCCTGAAGGTATGCTGTCAGATGCCAGTTTCGCCAGTCCGGGCCGCGGTCTGGCGTTGGCTCAATGCAAAGCTGCCACATACCTTGCTCAGGCTGGAAAATGATCTCGAACGCCCAGCCCTCATGTTGTGCGTTGATGCTGCCGTCGGGGTCCAGCTTCCAGTCAAGCCTTTGCATATAGCATCTTTCTAGGTTAAATCAGTCCACAAGCGGCCCAATGCCAAGCGTCTCAATTTTATCGAGGTATTCCTTACGCTCGCGGTCGTTCAAAAATGTCTCGCCGAACCAGTCGCTGCGTTGAATTGCGATTACGTCCAACGCCGTCAGCTGCATGGAGTTTAGCCGGTAATCCTGGAACGCCTCCATTGTCAGCGGAAACAGGTCTTCGATCAGGTCGAGAATCGCCGAGGCATATTCCCTGATTTCGGCTTGTGCGTGCGGGTCGAAACGCAGTTTCAGGAAGTGCATCAGGTTGTGTAGGTCAATTTTCCAGGCTGCCTCTGTGTAGGTGCACAGCGGCAAAATGCTGCGGGCCTGTTCGCGGGAGACACCTTGGGCAATCGCGTTGCCGTAGACCGCCTTCGCCGATGCTGCGGACTGCCAGTAGGCGTCTGTAATGTCGCCGCCACGTTCCTCACCCAGCTCACCGTCGCTGCCCTGCCGATTGCTGCGGTCCTGCAGTCGCCACTCACCAGCCTCTGGTACATGCGGCGGCACGTCAACAGGTGCCGTGTAGCGGGTCGAATGCTCGTTGATGCTCGCCGTTCGGTGTCGCACCCATTGACGCCAGATGTCGATGGGAACCCGAACGTAAAAGATCAGCTCCGCCATCTCAAACGGACTGGTGTGATGATGCCGCATCAGGTACCGGATAAGCGTCCGGTCGTCTGATTTCGGCGGTGTTGTTTTCCCATAGCTCAGGCGAGCCGCGGCACAGATGGACTGGTCGGAGCCCATCACGTCACGAAGTTCCACGAAACCATCGTGAAGGCATTTGATGCGGTTACTGCTCACTGGTCTGATTCTCCTGCTCTTTGCGTTTACTTTGGCGTGCACGTAGCCACAATTCCGCTTTTCGCCACACGTGTTCAATTGAGTCATCACCTCGTAGCCACAGCTGCCACGCCTTTTGTTCCAGCTCTGTTTCGCTGGTTTCGGCGGGTTCTGTGCTTTCGATCACGCTGGTCAACTCACTCACTGGCCGGCGGAGTTCTGCAATCCATCTTTGCTGATTTCTCGCCACGTTATGCCAGTCTGCAGCTTCATTTTTGTGTAGCTCCAACTGAGCCTTAAGCTTATCGTATTCCTCCGCCACCTGTTTCGCACCGTTCTGTGCCTCATGCAATAGCAACTCAGCTTCGGCGCAGTCGCTGCGGACTTTGACATTGTCACGTTTCGCGTAAAACAACTGCCTCTCAGCCTCTGCCAAATCGGCACGCAGTCGGTCCATTTCCTTCATTATTACGCGGCGTTCCAGTTGCCACGAAAACCAGTTAAACAGCCCCATTGTTCTTCGCCTCCTCAATCTGAATTTGTCGTTGGATGTGCCACGCCGCTTCCCGCAGGTCCTTCAGCCGATCTTTGCTCCCACGTTCACCGGGCAGCATGATTTTTTTCGCCGCCTGAGCCAGCATATAAGGCAGCTGGAATGCCTCGCAGATGTCCGCAATGTCAACGGTAATGACGGTGCCTTTTGTGGGGCCGGGCAGACTCTCGACAATTGCCCGCCGGTATCGTTCGCCGCGGTCGGTTATCTGTTCCTTGTCACTCATTTCACAACACTCCAAACAGCTGGTCAACGTCGATGCGGCGCGTAACGTCCGCGCCAGCCAATTGCACCAAATGGGTCACGCGGTCTGATATTCCATCGCGTCTCATGGACGCGTCCAAGGTTTGTCGCTGTCCGATTACGATGGTCGCTCGTTCGGCTCTTGATATCCCAGTGTATACCCAGTTTCGTGATTGCACCATAGCGGCGCCGCGTTCGGCCAAAAGAATCACGAACGGCCATTGCGATCCCTGCGAGCGGTGCACTGACAGACAATAGCCCAGGTCCCAGTCTCCGACGGCTCCACGCTGCGAATCGCCGTTGCTGTCGTCTCCGCCGGATTCCCCGGGCCCTGTGTCCTCAGCCTGTGCAGCGTAGGCCACCACCACCAATCGGGGCGGGTCCTGCAGTGAGATAAGCATCCGGCCGGGCTTGATGTCGGCCACAGTCCCCAGCTCCCCGTTCGCGACGAAGTGCTTCACCAATCGGTCTTCCGGGTCCGGGTAGCTGCCATTTTTCACGCAGACCACTTTGTCGCCGAGACGGAAGGGATTGCCCTTCACCCAGTACCCATCGGGATTCAGTTTGGCCTGCAGGGTCTTGTTCAATGCGACTCGCGTCGTGTTGCGTCCACACAAAACCTGCAGCTGCTCAATCGGGTGAATCTGAAAGCGATTCACCAGCCCATCAATCGCCTGTTCAACTCTGCGGGAGCCCTCCGCGTCCTCAGTCTGAATCAGAATCAGGTTGTCGCCGGATTCCGGGTTGAGTTGTTCGGCGGCGGTAAATCTCCGGTGGTCCCGGATCTCAGCACAGCACTGGACGATGCGGCCCGAGTTGCGGCGGATTTCGGTGAGGTATCCAGTTGGCACGATGCTTTGCAAATCCAAAAACGGGCGGCCATGTCCCACGGGTGCCAGCTGGTTGCTGTCTCCGACCAGAAGGATGTGCATCTCTCGCGTGCATGCGGCCAGCAGCGACGCCATCAGGTCCGTGTCGATCATTGAGGACTCATCAACCACGAGGAATTTATAGGGCAGCGGGTTGCGTTTCCCGTGGACGAATCCCCAGCTGCCATCCTCGCCCGCCATGCCCACCTGTAAGAGCCGGTGGATTGTGCTCGCCCCGATCTCCACGCCATTCGCCAGCAGACTCTGCCCGACTCTCACAGCGGCCTTTCCGGTCGGTGCGGCAATTGCTACAGAGTCAATGCCGTGGGCTTCCACAATGGCCTTCACGACGCAGGCCACAGAGAAGGTCTTGCCCACTCCCGGCGATCCCTGCAGACAGCCCACGCGGTTGCTCAGGGCGATCCGCAGGGCGTCCAGCTGATGTTCACTGAGCGGCCGGCCATCGGGAGCGTACCGAAGGATTTCATCAACTCCCGGCCACAAGTTTTGCATTTGCGTTTCGACGGCGTCACTTGCAAATCTCGCGATGTCCGCCTCATGGATTGCACACGACGGCAGCGCCAACCATTGCCCCTCGCTGTTGCTGACGGTCACCAGCATTCCCTCTTGCTCGCACTGTTTCGCCGTCTCGTCGTAACTCACGCCCTGGCCGATGAGCCCACGCAGAACGGAAGCGGCCCACTGTGCACGGTGCCACGTGCTCCCGGTGCTCCGGGTCTGTTTGCTCACAGCATCCCAGAGGGCGGCCTGTTGGCGGATTGGTGCGGCCAGTCGCTGCGCTCGCTCCTGCGGGTCCGGGTAGTCTTCGGCCACCAATTCGCAGAACATCCGGTCAGCCAGCTTGAAGCCGACGCCCCGCAGTGAGCACAGCAGAAACGGATTCTCTCGAATCATGTTAGCGGCGCCGGTGCCCCATCGCTTGATTGCCCTGTCCGGTGTTCGCTTCGGCATCCCGCGGCCATTGAGTAAATGAATCAGCTGCATCTTCGCTCGCTGCGTGCCTCGCGATTGCTTTAGGATTCCCGCAGCGATCCCGGCCTTGTTCGCGTCCCACATTTTAATCCCGTCGGCAGCTTCCACGGGGTTGTTGATAAGCCGGTCAATTGCTTCCAGCCCGAACTTTTTGACCAGTTCACTGGCCACCCGCTCAGTCACGGATCCGCGGCCGGAGTCTTTGCACTGCATCAGGTAGGCCACCACGGATTCACGATCAGCTGGAGCCTCTTCGGTAAACGAGTTGAACGCGAACTGACGGCCGTATTTCGCGTGGTTCGTCCAGTGTCCGAACAGCCTGTACGTTACCCCGGGAATCAGTGCCCCCTCACCAGCCTTGCCCCTTGCAACGTGCCGTTCACCATTCAGTGTTCGGACGCTGCAAATCACCGTCCTCTGCTCTTCATCTGACGACTCGCCAAAGACATGATCTTCGCGGCCAAAGATCACTATCAACTCTTCATTTCGCACGTTTCACGGTCTCCAGAAAACGGGGGCCAGTGTCCCAGCCCCCGTGTGACGTTGCGGACAGAATCAGATGATCAGAACCCGGAGAACGGATCCGCACCGGCGGGTTTCGCGGCCGGTGCCGGTGCGGGCTTCGCGGCCGGCTTCACGGTCGCTGGTGCGTCCCACTGTCCGATCAGTGCGGCGGCGGCGTTGAGTGTGCGAACACACTTCGGCCAGTCCTTCGTCTTGGAATCGGTGCAGTGCCAAAAGCCCAGCCCGATGTTGCCGATGCGGATGTACTTTTTCGCGGGGTCCTTCTGGTCGGGCTCTTCGATGAGCTCGATCATGATCGGGCGGCCCACCAGCTTACTCATGTCAATCTGAGGGCGTTCGCCTTCAGCCTTCCAGCGTCGCACGTCAGCAGCGGTGAACAGTCCCGCGGCCATTGACAGGCAAGCCATCTGACGCATTGGGAAGCCCTTGCCCGTCGTGTCCTGATAAAAAATCAGGTGCTCATGGCTTTTGCCAACATCGGCTGGCGTGCTCCATGCCACGATTTCCATCGACAGCTTATGAGCTTTGCCGTTGGCGCCGCCATACTCTTCCCACGCGCGAATCACAGCCATTCCCTTTCCGGGAGACGGCCGACCACCGGCGTCGTGAATGCGTGTCGGATCGTCTGGGATCTGCGAAAAATCGAAATCAAACATTGTACTTCGTCCTCAAAAATTCCATCACAGCGGCCTCCACGATGGATGCCTCTTCATCCAGATCAATCCACGTCGGCGGGTATCCCAAAGCCTGCAGACCGACGTGGTAAACGATCTGCAGGTCAACAAACATCAGCAGCGGTTCGAGGCGAGCATCGAAGTGCTCGGCGATCTCCCACGGCTGCGGTATTGCTGGTGGGTTTCTGGCGGTCAGCATGGACCACCACTCACGTCTGTCCGAGCGCACCGCGAATCCTCGCGATCAGCGTTTGCACCTGTCCACAGGTTGCATCCTGGGGCCGGGAGACTTTGGCCGCAGCACAGAGTTTCTCGCCCACCTCTTTGACGGTCAGCGTCCCAGTGCGGTCAGCGTTGGGCAGCTTTGTGCCGAGGGCCACGAGCTCCTGCAACAGCTCGTTCGTCGTCGGTTTGTTGGTATCGTCGGCCGGCGTCTCAACAGCTGCAGCTGCGGGCCTGAGCGGTTCCGGAATCGGCGTCGGATGCGGATCTGTCTGTACCGGCAGCGGAGCTGGTGTCGGAGCCTCGAGCGCCTTCGGTGCCTCAACAACGCGGCCGGGGAACGCCGGGGACTCTGCAGGCGCCGGAGCGATTGTCTCCAGCTCGTCCTGCGTGTAGACACCAGCGATCACTTCCGGGGCGACCATGCGGATTCCCTTGCTGATCACCCTCGCCCGAAGCATGGCCCCGCGGTCTTTCGTCCAGCCGGATCCTGGGGCGTCGATTGCGTCGCAGTTGTGCTTCGCGTTCTTGCCGAGCAGCTTCCGGGCGTCCTCGATTGAGAACGCCACCCGAACGGGTTCGACGTCGTCAGCAGCGAAGAAGTTGCCGACGGCCTCCACGCCGTCCTCGCCCGTGTTGACCCACTCGATGCGGCCACCGGCAGCACGAAATGCGGCGTGCATGTAGTCCGCTCGCATCGTGAGCTTACCGCCGATGATGTGATACCGCTTGCTGAATTCCAGCGGCGAAATACCTTCGGTCAAGCAGTGCCACGCCAAAACGAACGCGTCGCCCGGTGCGGTGATGCCCAGCATGGGCGATTGCATCAGAAGGCGGGCCGATGCCTCCAGAAATGCGGTTGGATTGTCCAGCCTGTTGATAAGGCTGGCGGTCGGGGTGCTCATTGAATTGTGCTCCAAATGGTGGTACGAAACAGGAACGAAACAGGGTTGAGACGATGCGGGTTTAGAGTGCGACATAATTCCTCAATCGGTAGTACAGCTCACGCTCGATCGTCGCGTCTGAATGGGAGTAGAGAGCCAAATCCTCCCAGCGGTCAGCGTCGACCAAATCAAGGACCTGATCACCGCTCATTTCATAACCAGCGGGTGGCACGATGCCCAACTGCTGACAGAGCGTTTTGAGCTTCATCGGGGTTCCGGTCGGAAACAGAATCTGCATCAGGTCGATCGATTCTTTGGCGTACCTGCCGCGGTCCATGATCACCTCGCGGACTGGCAACTGCAGAACCATCGAGCGGGCGACGATCACCGAATCGTCAAACCCCTTGATGTTGTAGCCGATGCGGTGCTCGAATCGGTCGACCATGTCCCACAGGTGATTGAGCAGGGCGACTTCATCCGCCGCGGTCTTGCAGAGCACGACATAGACCCGGTCCCGGATTGCGATGCCGGCACTGACAATGCGACAGCCGAACGGGGCGAATGACAGTTTCTTCCACTCCTCCAGCTCCGAGGTATCGCAGCCGGTCAGCTTGCCGATTTCTTCGGTGATTGCAGACAGGAGCCCGACGCGATTTTTACCAGCGGTTTCGAGCGCCGTCAGCTCGTTGAGTTCACCGAGTGACAGCTTTTCCAGTGCGGGCTTGATGGTGTTGATCGGCTTGCCTAAAAGGCTGTCCAGATTGCTGCCGGAGTACGGTCGTTCGACGGGCAGCTTTGTTTCGGGTCTGGGAAATCGCGAATCGTCCGGCACTGTTTCGAGGTCATACACGAACCACGAACCACGCTGCGGGAGGATCTGCTGCAGCTCGTCACAACTCACCACCTGCACGTCCGTCACGGGCTCATCCGGCGGCGTCGTTTTGATTTCCTCTGGTTGTGCGGTCGGAGCCGGTGCTGGCGCTGCTGCTGGCGGTTGGGGTGTTTCGTCGGTACCGGGGATTGGGGTGAGGTGAAAGCTGTCACCGGCTGCCCACGCCACCTCCGGATTGGCTGCGGGTTTCGGTGTTGCCGGTGGTGTCGCGTCGCTGCCGAACACGTCGGCAAACGGGTCTGAGTTGTTACTGGTCATCGATAAATTTCCTCTTTCGTAACGGGTCGCCGGTCGTTGTCCACCGAACCTGATCGGGAACGTAAGCGGCTGGTTGGGATCTCGTATTGTCCGTCTGGTGTCGCTCCGCGCCGGGAGCGTTCTTCGGCTTCAGTCCATTCCGACTGGATCTGCCGTTTTTCAGCCTCGATCTGTTCCAAGCTGGGAAGGTACTTCGGGAACGTCGCCATAGTCGATAAGCTCCTCTCGTGAAATTTCCACGGCAGCCGGTGCCTGAAATGTAAGTCTGACTTTGCGTCCCCTGATGGAGTCAACGCTAATCCATACGTCAGTGTCGTTGACGCGGATCAGAATATTTTCATGCTCTTTGCGGGTGATTGTCAGCCCGGAGATTTTGCCGGGGCGGTCGCTCATTTTTGGTCGCTTTGCGTTGGTAATCATGTGTTTCCCTTCCTTGGTTGTTGTGGTCATTCATCAAAACCCCACCCCGGCGATTCGTTCGCTGCGGGGATCAGCCGCCCCGGTCGAAGGGGATCAGCCACGCGGTGAATCATCACCGGACGTGCACGCCGTCATGTGCTGGCGGGGTGGGTTACGGTCGGTCTAAGTGTGGTCTGGTGTGGGTTATGCGAAGTGTAAAAGCGGTCTTGCATCGAGTTCCAAAATCCGCCGAACAACCAGCAAATACTGGTTTTCCATCTGCCGCATTTCCATCAGAGAATCGACGTCCACGCCGATGATCGGCTTACCGCTTTCGACGTGCTCATTGATCATCTGCGACAGCTGGCGGAACCAGTCTGCGCGGGCCACGATTTGCGGGGTAGCGATGCGCTGCTGCTCGCTCACTGCCCACTCGTGCTCGCGTCGCTGTCGTTCGGCGTGTGCCTGTTTGCGCGCCTCTTCACGTGCCTGAGCCTCCTGCTCACTCTGTAGTCGCATTGCCTCAGCCCGCTTCGCCTGCTCTTCGCGTGCGATCCGCTGAGCCTCTTCGCGATTTTTCGCCGCGATTGCATCAGCCTCAGCCCGCCTTTTCGCCGCAATTTCCTGCTCACGCTTGCGTGTGTCGAGCGTGTCAAGCAACGCAACCCAGGACTCTGGAGTGTAGCCGACCAGTGACAGCGGTGTGGTCGCTCGCAGTTCTGCCACGCCCCACTCACCATGGCGGGCTTGCAGCTGCTGGAGGCGTTCGGCGTGGATTGCTGCCTGGGCTTGCCGGATCCTGTCCGCTTTCTCGCGGGCCACGCGGTCCAGTTGAGCCTGCATCGCGTCCTCGATCGGTGAGACGCGGGTGGTCAGTCGTTTCGCGAGGTCGTTCACCCGGCGTTGCCAGTCGAGGGCGTCAGCGTTGAGCGACTTGCGGCAGTTTTCGATCTCGCACCTGACGGCTTTGGCCGATTTGCGGACGGCATCAACGGCCTTTTCGCCGTCGGCTTCGATGGTCGTGTTGGCCAGCGCTTCGACTCGCTGAATCGCGATCTCATGCGTGTGAAGTTTCGCCAGCTGGGTATCAGCTGGGGCGGCTGGTGGTGATAGTGGCGGTGACGGTGTTTCCTCAACAGCAAACGGATCGGCGGTGGGACTGGTCACGGCTTGTCTCCTAACAGAAAAACGAGGGTGGTGACGAAGCAAATCGCAAGACTGATACCGACGATAGTACCAGCCAGAAAGTCTAAGGGGTGATCGATCATTGTGAAGACTCCTGCTGACGGCTGATGAATCGCTGCAGTCCCACGCCAGTCGGATCCCACGGTCGGGCGGAAACACATTTTTTGCGGCTCACGCTGCGGGCAATTGCCTCAGCTCGTTCGCGGGTCGGCGCTCGAACATAGACTATTCGCACCACCCGCCGGTGGTTGCCGCTTTCGTAGCAGTCGACCTGCCACGCGTTGCCGGTCGCCTCCAGCAGTTTTTTCTGCCAATTTGCCATGGTCTCCCGAGGTTGCTGCTGGCTCATAGTGTCGACTCCGGAAGCGGTAACAAGATCGGTGTGCAGATGCAACGTGCTCGCTCGCCCTGAAGTCGCGACAACTCAAGCTCCAGCTGGCGGATGCGAATGTCGCGGTCTTTAATCTCGCTCTCCAACCGGTCCCGAGTGTGGCCGTAATACGTCGAGTAGAGAGCGTCGCGGCATTTGTCGCTGCATGTCACGCGGGGACGGCCCACGGTGCCGGGCTGACGGTCGATAGGTTGGCTACAGACACGACAGAGGTTGACGATTGGTGTTGCGGTGGTCATGTGCTTCGGGTTTCCTCCGCTGTGTCGACTGCAGCAAACACTAAAGCCTGAGCGGCTTTGAGGGATTTTGCTTCGCCGCGAATCTGACGGCGGGTGTCGGTGAGGTGGTTGTGGTGGTCGGCGACGAAGTGAAACGTGAAATCCGTCCATCGCGTGCCGGTGCGGTACACCACCAGCAGCCAGCCGCGATGGTGCGCATCCCACTGCCTGGCGGTTTCATGCCATTCCCACTGGATCGGTGGTGTGGTTTCGGTGGTCATTGTGCCCGGCTCCCGTATGTGCCATTATGCAGTGCGTTGATGGTGATTGCCGCAACGGTTTTCTCTACCGTGTATCCTTGGCGGCGGTAATCCTCGATCGTCTCACGCTCGCACTCAATGCGGCGCTCACTGTAATCGTGCAACATCAGCGAAAATGAGCAGGCGGAAAAATAGCATTCGGCTGCGTCTGCCGTCGGCACTGCAAATCCGATCGGCAGGCAATCCGCCCACGCAATGACAACGCCATGAGCGGGATAAATGCCCGGCATGATAAATTTCGGGCTGTCCGGATCTCCTGCGGCAAATCTGAGGTAGCCAACTCCGGCACCCGCAGGCAAACCACCAACTGTAGACTGGACGGCTACCAGTACCCATTTGCGTTCCGGTGGCAGTCGCTGGTGGCTTCCTTTCCGCCAGTCGAACGGGGTCCACTCAGCCGATCGTGTCGCTGGTGGGGTGCGAGGCTTAGGCATGGTCCACCTCGTCGATCTGCTGCCGCAAGTCAAGCTCGGTGCGACTTGCCTCAGTCACAATTGCCAGCAGCGCGTCGATCTGCTGCCGCAACGCCAAGACGGTCTGGTATGCTGCATCGTGTCGTCGCTGCATGATCTTGACGATCTCGTCGGTGTTGCCTGCTCGAACGAGCAGGGCATCGACCAAATGATTGCTCTCGATGATCCATCCCATCATATTGTCATCGGTGACATTCTGTGCATCTGTGTAAGCGGTCATTGCATGAACTCCTGTTGATTGTCTCGAAGAACCCCCAACAAACGCTGCCGGGGGGTGCGAGTAACATCACTCAATCCCACAGTGACGCATTACGCGGCTGCGCTCAGGCTCACTGAGCGTCGCGAGAAGTGAATCGCTGGGATTGCTGGTGCGGTGCCAGTTGCCCGTCAGGCAGTTCCACACTGTGACCGATCCGTCGCGATGGAAGATTGTGCGGTATGGGTTGCTGGTTGTCGTTGACATCGCCGGTGACTCCTGTCTGGCTGTGTCGAAAAAACCCGCGGACACATTGCCCGCGGTGTGGTCTGTGCTGCGGGGTGGTACTATTTCGCGTCTGGCGTGCGGTCGAGCCAGTATCCGCTGATAGTGCGGTCAGTCGAGTCCCACGCAATCACGCGGTAGCCGCCGCTGGTTCCACCGTAGGGTCGCATTCCTCGCTGGTACTCGCCGGACAGCTTGCGAGCGATTTTGCGGGCTGAGTCGAGATCATTGCTCAAACGAGCCACGCGGACATTATCGCCGCTGCTGTACCTGCCCTGAGTTGGGACGATTGCAAATGCGTAGGTTTTGCTAGTTGCTGTCGTTGACATTGCCCTGACTCCTGTCTGGCTGGTCTAAATCGGTCTGAATCGGTCTTCCACTCGCTGCGGTCATCAGCGGTGTGCAGGGAGTATCATCGATTGGTGGCAGCGGGTCAATGTTGTTTTGGATAAAAAATCAAAAATAATTCCGGGTTGGCGAAAATGCAGGAAAATCATTCGCCGACGTGCTCGCGGTATTCCTGCCACTGCCGATCGATCTCCGCTTCCAGGTCGCGACGTGTGGAATCGATCAGGACCGCGATTGCGACGGCGGAGACGATCACGGCGAGGATGATTCTCATGCTGCCCACCATCGCAGGTCATACCCCGTATCGCGCACCAAAACGCGCCAAAATCCAGCCGCCTGCAGTTCGCTGAGCAGGTCGTCTGCTGTCAGGTTGCTGTAGTACTCGCCTGGCCTCAGGGGTCCACCGTCAACGGCACTGTGTGGCTGCCTGAGCGGTCCGGCACAGGTGCCGATGAAACAGCCGCCAGCCATCAGCAGCGGCTTCACCCTGCCGACGATTGCCCGCCACTCGCTCGCGTGCTCCAGCACCTCACAGCAGACCACCACGTCAAACGCTGCGTCCGTTTCCCAGTCGAGAAAATCACAGACGACGTCAACGCCAGGTCCGCGTTGCCGGTCGATACCGAGCCAGCGAGCGTTCGGGAAGTGCACACGGGCGGTGCCGTTGATGTTCAGTGAGCCGATTTCCAGCACTTGCAGCGGTTGCGTGGAACCATAGCGAGCCACCCACTGGTCAGCTTCGGCGTGCATTTGCATTCTCCTGCAGGACGTACTTTATATGTGGTGACTTGTGCTCGTGATAGTTGCCGCTGGGAACTCCAGACGGCTCACACGCTCGCACGATTGCCCGGAGATTGACGTGAAATCGGTCGCTGTCGATTCGCTTCAGCAGCTTGCGTCTGTAACGCGGGAGGGTTGATGTAGCGGCGTCCCCGTGTCGCACCCATATCCAGCCCGGGGCTTCACTCACAATGCGACTGGGCCACGTCGCCGGAATCTCCCAGTGCCGTATCTGGTGCGGGTCTTCCGCAGCGTCCGTGCATAGTGTGGGAAACTGATTGCCCGGGTGTCTCAGCAGATGGATTTGCTGCCGCCAAAACGTATAGCCAACGGGCCACAGCAGGGCCTCCCGCTGCTCCCGTGCGGTTGTCTGCAGTTGCTCGCAGAAGTCCACACTGAGGACGTCATCATCGTCCATTCTGCCGACCATTTTCCAGCCGTCGGGCAGCTCCCAGTTTTCGCGGTATAACCGCCACTCTGGGCGTTCAATGAAACGCACTTCGCAGCCGGTTGAGAGAAACACTTCCCGCCTGGCGTCAATGTGCGCATCGTCGGGACAGACGGCAACATGAACAACAGGCTTTACTCTCTGAGTCCGCAACGCCACCGCGCAGGTGTGCCGAGTGATTTCCAGTCGTCTCCCTGACAGCTCCGCCCGCTCCGCTGGGTAAGCTGACTGGATAATGATGATATGTTTCATCGTTTCGCCTGCGCCTCCATTACCGCCCGGTGTGTGTGCCGCGGTCTTCGCTTCACCACTCGCCCCGGATTGCCTCTGGCCACTCGCTTGAATTGCGGTCGGTAGCCGCTCGTGATTGTCTCCCCGCTCGCAGCGTTCGGCAAGCGGTCTTCAAGGAATCGCCGCATCGCTGGAGTCCACGCCTGAGCAATGTGATTCATCACCGATGCCCCGGCGGTCGCTCGCTCGATGTCCTGCGGGCTGCGTGCGTCGCTCAGGCGAGCGAAGAAAGGCCGCGTGCCCCAGGGCCTCGCTCGGTATTCGTTGCCGTAGAGCACCTCCCAGAGCATTGTGTTGGCGTGCAGGTTGTACGTGCCGAACAGCTCGAGGAGTTTTTGTTTTTCGACCGTATGCGGTAGGTGCGTGGCGAAGTCGTATTGAGTTTTTCCGCGGTCGGCCAGCGCTCGCATTGTGTTTGTCTTCCGCCGCTGCCATGAGTTGCCCCGGGACTCGTGCCACCGCCAGGCTCGCGGCGTGTCGAGGTCGTCCCATGTCACGGGCTTCAGCAAATAAACGTCGTCCATCATCCAAACGAATTCGCTGTCAATCTCGGCGTGGGTCGCCATCACCCACATTTTATTGAGCATGTCCCGATATGGTCGGTTGCTATAATTCGGTCCGATGCGTGGGCAGTTAATCACGTGCCCGCGAAACCAGTCGGGACGGTCGCCGACGATCGTGATTTTCGCAGCGCCGCGGTAGTTGGTTTCGACGCTGCGAATCGAGAACCGCAGTTCGTCGCCGGACGCTCCCGCGTGCCAGTAAGGCCAGCAAAACTGGACGGCGGATTCGCGGACCTTGAAGGTGCCGCAACCGCCACAGGCGCGAGGCTGCGGGGCGTATTCGCCGCGATGATATTTGACGACCTGCAGCCGCTCAGTCTGCGCGAAAAAATCAGGCTGCCGGGCGAATGGACACATATCACAAAACGCCAGCGGGAGCGTTGGCGGATGAATCATGTCGCGGTAATTTGTGCACTCGCATTCTGTGCCGTGAATCTTGCCGCGATATATGCAGGGCCTTGCGGTCATGTTCTCACCGGCGTGATTGTCAGTGTGTCAGGCAAGCCCAAGTCGAAGCCGCTGAAGAGTGCCTGCTGACATGGGGCACCGTTTGGAATTCCGCCAAACCCGATCTGCGTTCCGTTCCAAATCTTCTGCGGATTCTCTCTGCGAAAATTGAGCGTCTGCAAACACGGAACAGCGCCGTCGATTGGTTTCCAGAATGAGCCATCGTCGTTGATGCGACTGTAGAAAACTTCTGACGGCTTTGCCGTTTGATTGATGTCTTGAAGCGGTAGACCAGGATTGTAATCCCACGCGTAGCCTATGCGGATTCGCATCCGAAACACGCCATTTCCATCGCGTGCAGGAACCCCAAGTATAACTCGCCCGCCGCTGCTGTCCGGATAGAAGCAGCCGCCCAGGCCTTGTCTTGCCGCGTACGGTACGCTTTCACGCGAAACCCAGGCGCAGTCCGTCGATCCGGGTGGGCCGTTGCGGAAATAAAGCCGATACGTCGCCTGATTTGTGTACGCGCTGCAGCACGGCCTATGCTGATTGCCGACAGTGCCAGTATACGCCCATGTCATATCATACGCTGCGGGGGCCGCGCCAAATTGACACGACGCACAGCCAAGCACTGGCATAGGCGGGTCTGGTGGGTCTGGCCTTGCCGGGTCTCCGCTGCTGTAACTGCGGATGCTGCCCGCCACGCTTTCACCGAAACTTCCGGGCTCCGATGCTGAGTCCGGCGCACAATGACAGCCGCACCACAAAAACATGCTGTCACCTCATGGAGGAGTCGGAAAGCCGGGCGGTTGATTGCTCAACAGGCTGTCTCCAGCACTGCCGCCAGCACTGGGCACTGAGTCGCTGCCAGCAATACAGTCCGCCGCGTATGGTTGCCACTCGCCTTCAATCCATTCAATTTTAATGAGCGTTCCTGAGTCAAGGCTGATATTCTCAAACGGATTAACTACTGTTAGGCGTCGCGTCGTGATGTAAAAATCACCGCTGGCAGCTCGCTGAACCACGGCAACTGTCGCCGAGCTGCGGTCAGTTTTCCAATCCACCGCCGCATATAGATCCTCAAGCAACACCGCGAGTAGATGCCGCCGCGGAGTGCCGCCCTGCAATACCTTCATCACTCGCCGAACGTTTGGCTGCGGTCTCACTGCGCCACCCCACGATCCACGATCAGCACTGTCGACGGTCCGCCGTTGTCGCTGTTTTCAAATCGCCTCTCCACGATCTGCACGTAACGGTTTTGTGACGCTCCGGCCGGGGCAGCATTCAGTGAAATTTCACGGCCTGCAATTTTTGTGATGAGGTCGCCAATCTTGTAGTCAGTGTGCCAGCCGGGCAAACGGAATTCACAGGAGACGTCGGCAAAGTGGTTTTGATTTCGTAAGGCTTCAGCCTGTATGCTGATCAATGCCGTGTCATCCACGGTTAATGAATGCGGGTAGTTCGTTGCGTCATAACGAGTAGCAAATGGTCCTGTTGTTTGACGTGTCGCCTTGCGGTACTTGTCTGGCTGGACCAATACCTGCACGAACTCGCGTGCGTTCACGCAGTCGCCTGTTACTTGCGTCGCGATGTCTGCGATTCGGTGATCGCTTGCAATTGTGCCTGTGATCCTGAGTCGGGCCGCGGCTTTTGCCTCGTACAGCTCGAAGGGAATTTCGTGCCCGTCGAACAATACGCCAATTTGGTCCGGCAGTAACTGAAAAGACCAGTGTGGCTCTGCTGGCTTCCACGTCGCTCCGCTGTCCGTCGAGTATTCAAGCAAATGCGGAAGCGGCTGAATGCGGCCTGTGCTGATGTCCTTCGCGCCGGTGATCGGGGGCTCCATCACACGATGCCGAATCGCTTGCGGCACGTTAAACACACTGCCGCTGGTGTACCCTGTGACCGCACCTGACAACGTGCCAAAGTAGGGTATCTTGACCGTGCCGCCCGGCCGCGGATTCGTCGGCGTGATGTCAAGGTCGGCTCCCTCATTTGCGATCCAGAGCCGCCACACGTCCTCATTGTTTGTGTATCGATCGCCATCTTTTTGAATTGTCCACGCGTCGATGTTGTCCTTCAGCTCGTCCCAGCCAGCAAACAGCGGAACCGTCACCTCTCGCCGGTCGTAGTCGCCGAGAATCAGCACTTTGTTAAACGAGTCGGCGATTGCGTTTTCCACGCTGAACTGATTGCAATTGCTGTTGGCTAAATTGAGCGTGGCGCCAACGGCCTGCAGCTTCAGCTCCTTCTGTGTGCCGCTGCCGATCTGAAAGATTTTAATGATCGGCTTAGTTGCTCGATCGTAATCCACGTACCAGTTATAACCGAGCGGAATCAGCAGCAGGTCAAGAGCCTGAGGGAGGTAAGTGCCAATTGGAATTCGAAGATCGCGCACCTGCGGGCCGGTGATCAGCGAGTCATTGACAATTGCAATGCCCGCAGCGTCTGGCGTCTCAATAAACCTCGCCCGATTGTTGCGCCCGTAGTCCCACGATAAATCCCACAGCAGGTAGGCCAGTGCCTGCCTCAACGTCCATAGGTTGCGTGTTTCGTTTGTCTGCGTCATCGCCAGGCTACTATCCAACGCTTCCGGATGCGTGAAATAGTACGCGGTGCGTGATGCCGAAACACTGGCAGGAATGGTGATATCCGATCGGTTGCCTAACAGTCGCCCATCAATGATCGGATTGAAAACGATATCGTCTCTCAGCCAGCCCTCTGCTGTTGAGGGGTTATCCACGAAGGCTGGAGCCGACAGAACGAATGCCCCAGTTAATGGGCCGCCAAAGTGATACGGGCGCAGTTGAATTTGTGCACTGAGTGAGTCACCCTGCATTTGCACGTCAGCCTTTTCGGTGACGTAATCGCCGCGGGCAATTTTAATTTCGGGAGACGATGGAAGGCGGACATCCACCATGCGAGCGAAGTTCGCGGGCTGCGTGCGATTCTGCAGAGGCGCGGAAAGATTGTATCGCAGGTCCGCGTAGTCAAGACGGCTGCCACTGGCAGATTGAACCACACGTTCACACCATACGCCAGAGAATGCCGATGGGCTGCTATCAGGAGGCGCAGCGCCACTGCTGTCGCCGAGGTACACCTTCAGCGCCGGGTACACATACGCCAGTTGCCCCGATGTGTTGACAGCGTCGGTGCTCATTTTGCGGCGTCATTACCTGTCGGCTGCTTGCCTGCGCTGCCGAATCCTGGCTGCTGCAGTGTCTGCAGGATTCGCTGGCGGTATTCGTCAAGGGTTTCAGTGCCGCTCGGGTCAAACCCTTTGTCAATGTCGTGTGCATCTACACTCTCTGTCGCCATTTCAATCGCCCTCTCAAATTCCAGCCGTTGATGCCTGAGCCATCCAGCCACGGATCCTCTTCGGGGCTGAACCCCTCGAACGTACAGTTCGTGAATGTAACCGAGTTTGCGCCGATTGTCATCGTCACTGTTCCGGCTTCACCTATGTTTTGCTGCAGCGTACTTACCGCAGCTTGCAGCAGTGAGTGACTGCCGTAGCCAGTAAATTGCAGCCACGCCGATATCTCACGGCCGCGAGCCCCGCCGAGCAAATGATATTCGCCGACTGTGCCAAAAAACGACTGCGTCGCACGTGCGTATTCCCACGGCCCGACTTGCATCGTGCCGTGTAAATTGCTGCCGGTCGTCAGTGTGGTCATCGAAATCGTCATGGTGCTGTAGCCGCTGGCAAGGGTGCTTCCTTTGGTCGCGCTGCTGGAGCCTGAATATTCACGCGCAGCACGCCCGGAGGTTGCTGGCGTTCGGTTGCCCGTCGATCGCGCTCAAGTTTCTGAATTGCATCAATCGCGGCTGCTAATCGGTTGCCTGTATCCAGCGATGTCTGCCCGCCGAATGGTACGTTTTGCTGCAGCATTCGCAGTTCTTCAATCGTCGCCTTTGCCACAGATTCACCGGTGCCCTGCCGCAATTCCACCATTGATCTCGCGAGCAACTTGCGGGCCGCGTCAAAACCTGACAGCTCAACCTCTGATAGCGCCTTGTCCATCACGTCGAACATTTGCCCCTCGAAGGATCGCTGAGGCTCACGAAGCGTTGCCACTGTCCGTTCTGTTTCTGCCCGCCGCGTGGTTGTCAGCAGTGGCGTGGCTTCTGTTGTCTGTTTCTTGAGTGCCTCAAATGCCGGAGCCGCGTCTGCCAGTGGTGTTACTGCTGCCTCTGCCTTTTTCAGCAGTGCCATGGCTGTCGCTTGCTGCTCAATGATTTGCTGAATGGCGACTTTACCAATTGACTCCCGTTGCGTCTCCAGAAACTGCTGCCCAATTGCCGGGACGTCAGCCATCATCTGCATTCGCTCATCAAAGCTGCGCAGCTTATTGAACGCTTCGATCTGCGGTTCTGTCACCCGAGCAATTGAGTTATCTTCCAGCTTAACCTCTCGCTGCGGCGTGAACGTGCCAAGTCGCGTGAACAGCATGCGCATTGTGGTGGCCGTGTTCGCCATTGTTGGATCGCTCAGGATGGTCGATATCGTGCCAGCCAGTTCCAACGCTCGTTCTGTACTCACTGCGTTTTGTCGCGGCATGTCGGCTGCCGCTGCAGCCAAGCCTGGGCCGATGTTCGTCACGAAGTCGCGGATATTGACACCGCGGCTTTCAGATTGCGTTTGCAGTAACTGACCAAGTGCGGCCTTAAAGTCCGTGGTTTTCCCGGCGCGTGCTACGTCGAGTGCACCACCGATCAGCGGCAGGGCTTCCTCAACGTTTCCGGCCGTCAGTGTAATGGCTGCTTCTGCCACCGATAACGCCTGTGCGAGGTCTGTTGCCCCCGCCGATATTGCCTGCGCCATTGCCGTGACTATTTTGCCGGGATCCGCTCCAAGTCGAGGCGCTGCCTGCAGTGCCATTTCTCGCGTCTGCATGATCGCTTGTGGGCCTTGTGCCATAAGATTCGGGGCCGCTTGCGTCAATGCCTCTTCAAATGTGCGGGCCGTCCCTGCTGCTGCAATCTTAATTTCTCGCACGCGATTCAGTTCGTTGACGACTGCGTTCACGGCCTGTTGCAGCCCGACAAAACCAGCGGCGAACGAGGTCAGTTTTGTCATGCCTGCGTTCAGCGCCGCGGTCATCCCACTAGGGGCCTGCTGAAGTGACGTTCGGGCTTGTGCCAAACTTGTGCGAAGCCCATCGACTTTGGCCTTTTGCGCCGCAAACGCAGCCGTCCCCACGGTCAATTTATTCAGTGCGGCTTCCGCCTGCTTCAGTTCGGATTCCATGTGATTGAACGAACCGGCCGCAGCCTCCGCCGCCTTCTCTGAAGTCTTGCCGATTTTGTCGAGCTTCGCATCTTGCTTGTCCAGCCGCGTGTCGATCTTGTCCAGAATCTGCGTCATTCTGGTGGCAGTCGCAATCCACTCAACCTCGATTCGCTCGTCAGCCATTTTGTTTCCTTTGCAGTCCGAGCGTAGTCAGGAAAATGTCAAGTAGCTTGTCTTTGCCGACCCACAAGTCAAGTGCCACCGCAATTTCAGGCGTGATGCGGTAGTTCACCTGCAGCAGTTTGAGCAGCCAATTGATCTGTGCGGAAGGATCGACAGAAAACACGATCTGTCGCATTCCAAATTCTTCGAGATACGTTTGGCGTAGCGCTGCCGCCTCGTCCACCATCCACGCAAATTGCCGAACAACCTCCCAGCGCATTGAGCCATCATCGGCGTACATTGCTCGACTGTCCACTGTGTCTGGTGTTGGCAGTTTCCACCGCTGACCGCCAAGTTCGATCAGTGGTCCCGCCTGTGTGTAGTGTCTGCGGAGTTCACCCTCTTGCGGTGGCTTGTCCTTCCAAATGCCGACGCTGTAAAGTGGACCGTTGTCGCCTCGCACAATGCCCGGAATCCAGTCCTGTGCAGTTGCGTCGTAGTGCATTAGTGGGGCCTGCGGTGACAGCCAGCCCACCATCATTCCGGTAGTTTCACGCGGCCCCGGATGAACCGGCAGGAGGTCATGTCCGCCAAGCAAATGAGACAGCCCAGCCACGCGGCAGCGGCTTTCGAGTTCCTGCGGTGTGCAGTTTGGAAGGTGAATGAGAAAGTGCATGTAAGCCGATCATGGAATGGCAACAGTGGTCGAGCTGGTTAAGGTCTTGCCGTGCAGCGTGATGACTGCCGAGCCGTCGTCATTGTTGCTGATGCTGACATTGCCGGTGTCAGACAGGCCAGCCGCAAAGGTGAATCGAATATTGTCAGCACCAACGCTGTAAACACCACTGTCTGCACGCCTGCGCAGGTAGGCGTTTGCGGAGGTCATCGCTGTCCAGTCGCCAACCGTTCCAGCAATCGCTGCGAAGTCGTTCACTGTAATTTCAATCGTCGGCATGATGGCCTTGATCATTGCACGCGTGGGCCACACTGCTCCGGATCCGAGCGGAGGCTTTTCAACCTCAAGCCCTGGAGTCACTCGCACGGACTGAACACCGGCAATCAATGTGCCATTGATGTAGACAGGCCCGAGAGCAAATTCCGCGTTGAACGACTGCCCGCCGAGTGCCTGTCCGGTTGCGTCGTCTGCCCCTTTGGTCACACCGTCGGCTGAGAGCCAGTGCAGGTCACACTGACAGGTTGCGAAATCACCATCCTGCGTCGCCTCAATAAGCGTTGGGACAAGAAACGCATTTGCCCCGGTGATTGCATCGTGGTTGCTTCCAGCGGCAAATGTGCCCCCGTTTGCACGGGCCTTCAGTGCCAGCGTGATTGTGCTGCTTGAGGCCAGCGATCCGGCTGAAATAAACGCCCCGCCATTGAGTGCCAACAATCCCGCGAGGTCACCACTGGTGAGCTGTGCGACTTCACCGGCAGCCTTGCCTGACACCTGCGAAATGGTCGCACCGCCTGACGTCATCGCCTTTCGGTGCTCTTGATTTGTTCGATGATCGGCCGCAGTGATTTGCCGAATGGTGGCAGCGCCAAAAATGAAATCCGCGAGAGTAAAAACGGCCATGACTTACTTTGCCTTTCGGTTGCGTTTGCGTTTGTATTCGGGGCTCCCGGCCCCCTTCTTGTACATGCGAGCCATCGTCATGCGGTCCTCACGGATCTCGCCTTTTGTCACCTTTGCGATTTCGTCCTTTTGCCACTTTGCCAATCGTCGGTTTTGCTTCGCCGAAACCTTCGCCCGCTGCTTAGGCGTCATTTTCTCAAACTCATCCTGCGGGATGAATTTATTCAATCGGCTTCGCATCACCAACCGCGAACCGTACTGCGTCGCTGTGACCTTTTTCCGCAGGTTTCTGTAAAGCGTTCCAGTGCGATAGTTCGGCCGCTTGTGTCCAAATTTCTTTTGCTTCCATTTGTTGTAATTTGTTTTGCGAGGACGTGCCCCGTAAAGCTGATACGCTCGTTCCTCAAAGTGCTGTTTAATTCGCTTGTCTGCGTGATTTTGTGCGATCGTGCGATTGATTTCCCGCATCAGCTTTGCGTGCATTCGCGAGGTTAAATTTGCCCTCGTGATTTGCAGTTCCAGCTTTAGCATCAAACCACCTCAACGACCAGTCCCAACTGCAGCATCCAATCTGTCCGCCCGTCGTTGTCGTCTGGATCGATCGGCCCCGGCCGCATAGGCATTGTAATACTTCGCAGCATCAGTTGACCACTCCCATTGACGGCACCGTTGATGTCCGCGAGCAGTGCCGAAACCTGCTGCCACACCCACGAAAACTGTGTTCCGTAATCCGCGATTTTGTCCTCTGGCACCGCAATTTCAAAACGGGCTTCGACTGTCACCCGGCCGCGGGCTGTGCCCTGCCAGTCGAAGTTTGTTGGGTCGATGTCCAGCCAGCAAATGGGGGCTAGTGCCTCCTCCGGTGCTGCTACAACGCCGCCGAGGTAGATCCGCTCCGACGCTTCTGCTGACGTGGCCACACCGCAGATCGACTGCCACGCAGCGAGTCCGGCAAGCATCGTGCGAGCGTTTGTCAGCAGTCCAATCACGTCCAGTCTGGCCATTACAGGTCCCCTGTCCGCAGAGTCTTGCCGCCCCGCATTTCAGGGATTGTTTGTGTGATGCTGACCACTACGGCACCATCCTGCTTTTGGCTGACCGACTCAACCTGAGCCAGATCCGCGCCGATCCGGAATGCATCGTGCACCGTCACGGTCGCGGAGCTGCTCAGAATAATTTCGCCACGGCGTCGAGTGCCGCGGCCTCGTTCTTCAGTTGGTTCTGTTGGAAACCACGTCACAATGCCTGTCAGAATCTGCTGCTCTGACTCATTGCCGTTGATGTACCGCCGCACCTGCACCGCGAAATCATCGAGGTCAAGGAATACGTCGGTAACATCGCTGGCAATGAGGTCACGCAGAGACATACTCAGACACCGTAGGCGTAGTTATAGGCGATTTCAACCAAGGCAATCGTAACCGACGGGGTGCCGGTGCCGCTCGCCTTCTGGAGAGTCACGTAAGGCTGCACGTTCTGACCGGCCGCAACTGCGGACATGTCAAACGTCGTTCCAGCCGCCACGCGCTCGCCCTCGATGAAGAATCGCACGTCCTTCAAGCCGTTCGTGAAGTCGATCAGGAACGTCTTGTAGACGTTGGCCAGCGTCTGGCCTGTGGCCTTGTCGTCGTTGTCCGTGGTGGCGTCGTCGGTTTCAGCAACCACTGCAGTGAGTGAGGCGCTGCCCTGCATTCTGAACCATGCGTTGACGGCCACGCTGTCAGGTGTCGCGTTGCGAGCCGAGGCCAGCCCGAAACACAGCGTCGTGACAGAATCGATGCCGGACACCTGAGCGACGAATTTGGCGTACTTGATGCTGCGAATGTCGAAGGCCAGCACGTCGTTATGAAAGAGCGTAACTTCTTCCGCTTCGCTGGTTGCGGCCAGCGTCAGTTTTGCTGCGCCGCCGTCTTCGGTGATTGCCAGATACGTTGGTGTGCCCGCGCTGCTGGTGTCACTGACAGTCCATCCATTCATTCCGGGAGTTGCAGCAAATTCCTGCGCCCGGTCGAACAGATCCTGCCAGAGTTTGGTGCCACGTGTAACCATCTGAAAGCCTTTCTGATGCCCCTGTTCGGGGACTGTGCTATTCGCCGATCAGTTCGGCAAAATTGGGGGGCGACACAGCGCCGCCCCCGTGTTCGTCAGCCGGTGCCCGATCAGGCTCCGGCGTGTCGCTGAATGCCGCGGTGATTCAGGGCTTTTGCTCCGAATGACTGCAGAACATAGTAGGTCATGGACAGCTTTTCCTCACTGAGAACCGAGCGAACCTGCGGCGTCTCCTGTCCCTGAAGGAAGGTGATTTCGACGGTGTCGATTCGTCGCGGTTCGGCAAACAGATACCAGGCGGTCTTGCTGTTCGCGTCGAGCAACGGCTCAACCACGAGGTTGAGGTTGCGATTGATGTTGGCAATTCCGGACTGAGTCCCGTAGGGGTCCGCAGTGGACGTCAAAAGCGTGAGGATAGTCGCACGCAGGGCCGCGGGGACCACGATGTAAGACGGCATGAGTGAGAGAACATCCGGCCCCTGTTCGCCTTCCGGCGTGTTCTCGCCTCGCATCGTCATCATGTTCTCTGTGAGCAGATTGATGGCGGTGGTGTAGTTCGTGATTGCGCCGGTTTCCGTGTTCTTCTGTTTTCGGGCGCCACTTGCCGCGGAAAACAGGGCCACACCGTCGCTCATTAGCGGGTTGCTTGTAATCTGCGACCACGCCACAGCGTTGACTGTGCGGGCTGCAGCGTCGCCGAGGGCAAGCGGAACGCGGGTAAGCGCGCTCATGTCATCATTGATGATCAGCTTGTAACTGAAGTCAACACCGACCGAACGGCACTCGACAGCGTAGAACTCCCGAGCGTCTGCCATGCTGGCCTTGTCCGGATCGGCAGCGTCGTTCCAGACTGGCAGATTGGGAACGCCACCCAATCGCAGACGATGGATCGTTTTGAAGTCGGGCACCGAGTCACCCTGCCGCATGGGACCACGCCACGTTGCGGGCACTTCGGTATAGCCCACCATCATGCTTTTGTTGATGGCGTCGAGCGTGAGGTTGGCAAAGCTGCCAGTGGTGTGAAACGGAACGTCGGTGCGGACATTGCGAATGCCAGCCACCGACGGGCCAAACATGGCACACTGTGCGATTTGTTCGCGGGTCAAACCGAGGACGTTGATTCCGAGGCCGCGAACGTATTCTGTGGCCATGTCAAGCAGTGTGGCATGGCGGAACGGGGCCGCGGCTTTGCGCTGTTCGGCGGTGACGTGCTGGCTGATTTTTGCTTCGTTGCCGTTGAGCGAAGACTCAGCCGCACGCGTGAGCAGCGTGGCGTGAAGGTCGTTGCGGAGACGGTCGAGGCCATTGCTGGTAAATCGCACGCCACCGAACGGGATTGACTCTGCCCGCTGCGCTTTTGCCTTTTTCAGGTGCTCGCGAACTGCCGCGACGTCACTGAGGTTACGCACGGCATCAAACTCGTCAGCCATGTCGGCCAGTTCACACAGCCCACGGGCTTCGGTCTCGAATGCCGTGCGGGCCTGATGCTGAGCCTCGAGCGCCTTTCGGGTGCCTTCAGCGATCATGCGAGCGACATCATCGGCAGTGAGAGCTGGCAGAGCGTGCACAATCTCAGCCGCAGACACACGAATCACGTCAGCTTGAGCAGGAGACGGGCCGGCCAACTTGCCAGCATTGTCCACAAGCCACCGCTGGGCCTGCTCATCATTGAATTCGGCTGGCATGCCACGCGACACCAGCAAAGCGCGGAGTTCCTGATTCATTTCAAATCCCTCTTCATGCGAAAACCTGACCGCTGCCAGGTCGAGCCCTCGCAGCTTTGCCTGAGCGTCTGCACCAATAGGAGTCAACGAGACTTCCCGCAGCCGCCACCTCGTCACGACGTTTACCGGGCCGGTGAATTCACGGCCGGAGATTGTTTTCGTTTGCCCTTCGGCAATGTATGTGCGTTTGAGGACGTCATAGCCGACCGATACATCCGTGATGTGCCCATCGCGAACGCCAGCCATCGCGTCTTCGGCCTGAGCAGCCTTCGAGAACATGAGCGTTGCGGTGATGTTGCCGTCGTTGACAGTGATGTTCCGGGCGCTGCCCAGCTGGTCTTTAATGCTGGATCGGTTGTGTGAGTCGAGAAACGGGATCTGGCGGCTCTTTGGAAACTCCGCGCCACGGGCCAGCAGCACTTCCGGCACCATCTCGCCGCGCGACCAGTCCGGCATTAGCACGGGGGCTTCAGTGCTAATAACCGCTTCGACGGATCTTTCGTCTTCGCGGAATGATTTTGCTCGCACTTCAAGTGAGCGAAACCCGGGATCTGCCATCGGTCCTGCAAGTGCCTGTGAACGCTTAGACATTCTGCGCTGCCTCCAATGCTGCCTCAGCCGTGACCGCTTGCGGGTCAACGCCAAGGATGTTGTTTACCACGACTTCGGGAATACCCCGAGCCGCTGCCACTTCACGCATTTCGGCGATGTTGTCAATGACAGTTCGCCAGTTCACGTTCTGCTTTGCGCACTCCATCTGCAGCGAACTGAGACCGCCTTTGATGCGAAGTGAAGCGGCTTTCGCGTCGTCCGTTGGGTTGATCGACAGAGCCACCGGGCCTTGCCAGTTTGCAGCACTGAATCGCCCTGGGCTGGCCTGAAACTCAGCCGCGGAAATGACGCCGTCGAAGAATCCAGCCAGCACAGCAGCCCGAATGAGGCTTTCGTAGATAGGCTGACAGAATGACGATGCGAACCATTCCTGAACGTCGTGCAATTCCGGCCATGCGTCGTTATCTGCCGACCGCTCCGAACTAAATGAGCTGTTGCGATAGTCGCCAGTGATCGTCGAAGACTTAACGCCCGGCATTGCTCCGGCGGTTTGCCGCTGCAGATGCTGCACAAATCCTTCCGGATTCATGTTTGGCTGGTTCGGCGAATGCAACTCAAACTTGCCGTCCTTGCCAGTGTTGATGAGCATGGCAGGTTGAATTTTGGTGATCGTGTTGCCGTCTGCGTCGGTAAGGTCTGATCCATCTACAGACGATGCAACTGGCGTTGCAGACTGCGAAAGCCCCACGCGAGTTGCTCCGGTGGGCTTGCTGTAGCTGCCAACGAAACACGCAGCCATTGCCGAGGCTTTGAGAACGTTGTAATTGAGGTCACTGGTGTCCCGCATGTTGATAAGTGCGGCAGCAAACCACGGCAATCCGCGGAGCTGGTCGATGTCATCCTCAAGGAATAGGTGGCCAATTTCCGCAATAGTAAACCGCTTCACAGCCCCGGTTTGATTTGCTGAAGCGTAGGGGGGCTGAACGCGAATGTGATATGCCACGCGCTCGCCGAGTTCGTTCAATTCGACGCCACGAAAAACAGTGCTGCCTTCAGACACCGCTTCCGCCACAAGTTCTGATTCGTCAGCCAGCCTGCAGGTGTCGATCAGCTGCAGGGCAACCGGCACGGGAAGGTCGTGAGCCTGCTGTTTTTCTTCGCTGATTGGCTGCAATCGATAGAGGATGTCACCGCTGAGGATGACGTTTCGCAGTGCCAGCTTCTGCAGTCCAGCGAATGTCTGGCCGCCCTTGCCCGGAAGGCCGCGCAGGTCAAAGCCGGACTGAATCCGCGCCCACAACTCTTGTGCCTTTTCGCGGAACGCGATATTGGCTGTGCCGTCGGCATTCATGGCCAGCGATTCAGGCTGCATTCCGTGCCGACCGATGGTCTTGGCAACAATCGTGCGAACCACTTTGCGAGCGTTCGGGTTGTCGCGATACAACTGCCACGAGTCCGCCCGCAGGCTTTGCGCTCGCGACGTGTTGACGTCGTTTTCGCGCCAGACGATGCGGTTGCGTGCGTTTAGTCGGTTGCGATTTGCTGCCGCGTAGGGGCCGTTGGGCGTGCCGATCAATTGATTGATCTGCTGCAGACTTGCCCGAGCCGCTGCACGCCTTACGCCTGCCTCAGGGCTAAAAAAGCCAATCACGCGGTCAAGGATGTTCACAGCGAAGGCTCCCCGAGTGACAGAAGGGTCGCCATGCCGCCGCTGCTGGTACTGCCAGCGCTGATCTCGTCTTTGAGTTGCTGCCTGAGTTCGCGCAGGTCGCGGAGCTGCGCCATCTGCTTCCGTCGCCCGGCGATGGAATAATCCTGCGCCTTCAGGCAGTCCAGAATAGCCTGCTCAGTTGCCTCTAAGATTTCTTGCGGTGATGCCATGCCGCCATTGTGCGGCGGTGCGCCGAAAATCACATACCAGCTTTACCAGTGGTCACCGCTCGCCGTCAAGACTGACAACCCGGTGCTGAATCACGATGGTTTCGAGTTGTACGCGAACTGTCCACGTGTGGCCACACGGCCCCGGCCCGGGCTTTGCTGATTTGCAGCAGCGGTAATATCTGGTCTTGCCTTGCGTGGAATAGGCCAATCCGTAGCCGCCCCGGCCTTCCCAGCAAATGGGGCAGCGTCGATGAACCTCGATTTCCTCGCCCTGCGTGGTCAGTGGCAACTCGACGGCTGGCCGCTGGTGTTGCGGCTGTGCGGTTGCGGCTGCTGGCCGCTGCTTTGATGGCTTACTCAATCCAAGGCCTCCCGTCGCTTCGTGTCTCGCCTGCATTTACCACGGTCCTTTGAGTCTTGATTTCTGATCGTGCTGGAAACCCGCCGTTTTCTTCAGCATAGCATACCGCCAAGGCCAGCCCGTAGCGAATGGCGTCACGAAAGTCGTTTGGAGTTGATTCGTTTTTCTTCACCCAGAGCAGTTTGGCGTTGCCTCGCGTGTCAACTTTGTCGCCGAGCGTGGCGTTGCAAAGCTGCTCAAGGAATTCCATGTCGCGATCTGCCCCGGCACAAATGCTGAGACTTTCCGGATCTGCTGGCGTTCGGTCGTCAAGGCGGGCCTGTAAGTCCGTTTCCCAAAAGTCCGTCGCCACAGTCAGCAGCGTCTGCCCTGCGTGGTCGCCTTCTTGCACCGACGACAGCCGGTAAGGCTTGCCGCCGAGGTCATGGTTGGCGCCTTTGATGGCAAGAAACCCATCGTGGCGATTGGCGAAGTCGTAGGTCGCCTTGGTGTCCCAGCCAGAGTCTGCCGCTGCAGCATGAGGCCGCATGGAATTGCCGCCGTCCTCGTGTTCGTATGCCCTGCAGATGGTCGCCTGCCAAATTTCATCCAGCGTATGCGTGAGGCCGTAGTCCACAACGTGACTCCGCCAATCCGCGCCGTGAGCCATCACAACCCACAGGCGATAGCCACCCTCCGCCGCCTGCTGGTCGATTGTGACAGTAAGCAGCCGACCCCAGACTGGCACGATGCCGCGGGGCAACTGCGTTTTCAGCCGCTCGCCAACCCGCTCTGGCGTCGATTTTGTGCGGCGTGGTTCCCATGTTTCGCCCTTGTCCTCGTTAATCCACTGGCGGAGCTTTGCAGGGTTTTTGCATTTGGAAACAAAGTCTGCCGCGATCGAACCCCAGCCGTGAAACAACGCATAGAAAACGCTGATTTGACACCCGTAATCCTGCCCCCAATTGCGGGGCTCACCACGCAGCCAGGACATATCATCCGGCGGAAGGTCGCGAGCATCCATCGCCCGCTCATGATCCACCTCACAACCAGCCGGAACCCACACGCCGCGCATCATCATTTCCGGCCGGTGCATGTCGTCAATGCGGCCTTCGCACCATCGGCAGACATAATGAGCCGTCTTACGGGCCAGCTCTTTATCCGACTGGCCGGAAGGAAGTTTATCGAAGAAAATGCCACCAGGCTGGTTGCCGTCGCCGAATTCGATGGTCTGGAATTTGTGGCAGTGTGGACAGGGGACGTAATAGCGGTGGTGTGTTGATCCGAGCAGCCCGGTTTCCACGTTCGACTTGCCGCGAACGGACGGCGTTGACTCCAGCACGAATTTTCGGTCCGGATATTCTGCCCCGCGTTTGCGGAAACGCTCCAATGGGTCGCCTTCGGTGCTCGACGCCTCCATCACCCATTTGTCAATCTCGTTTGCATGGGCCACACGGATCGACTTGTCCGCCAGTCGCGACTTGCCCCGAGGCCAGGCGCCGTGACAGACTGACCGGCGGAGCTGTATTCGCGTCTTTGATTGCCGCTGTCGAATCGGCGACTGGTCACGCAGCCGCGGGCAGTTTTCAATCATCTGCCACAGACGGCCGAAAACGCTCTTGCAGTTGGTTTCGTCCGGCGTCGCAAACATCGTTTCTTCGGGGCGTTGATCCATTGACCGCATGAGCATTGCCAGTCCAAAGTTGGTCTTGAACATGCGGGCTGCCCATTGCAGCCAGATGGTGCGGAACTGGATTGAATCGTAAGCCCAGCATGGGCCTTGTGGGGCAGTGACCCACGGGCAGGACGATTCGGCAAACGCTCGCCCGTCGTGCGTGTAAAAATTCATCCGCAGCCAGTCCGCAGCGGTCTCCTCTACTTGGATTGCCAGCGTGTCGCGAAAGATGTCTGCAATTATGCCCATTCCCCAAGCCCCTCCACGATCTCACGCAGAGCGACAGAGACCACACGATCCACAGCAGCCTTAATTGGAACCTTCAATTGATCTGGGCAAATCAGTGCGCACTCAGTGCCGAGGTTAAGCACCCGCGTTTTCAGTCGCTGAAGTGCGATTGCCAACTCTCGAACCACCTCGTCTTTGTGTACCAACCTGCCCTCGATCAAATCGTTTTTCAACTTCCTCGCCCGTGCTGCCTCCGCCTTGTCCGCGATCTCCGCTCGCTTCAACTCCACCAGAAGTTCCGATTGGTCTGCTGACTCACTGACCGCCTTGATGTTCTCCGCTCGCCACTTCTGGATTTCCTTCACTGATGTTCTGGGACACCCCGCCGCAAAGTACTTGTGAATGGTGACCTGTGAAACACCTATTGCCTCCGCCGCCTGCCTGATGGTTAATTCACCCGGCTGCGTTAGCCCACGCTTCCGCTGTATTGGCGGTGGTGCGGGCACTTTGAGCTTCGGCGATTTGGGTCGTCCAACCTTCCGTTTTGCTCTCTTTGGTGCCTTTTTGTCTGCTAATTTTACCAAACAAACTAAGTTCCCAAAAAAACCTTATGCGCAAAAAAGGTCAGCAGGCGGAAACC